GCCGGAGTCGCCGGCGGCATCGAGCTTGCCACGCATCGTCTGGTTCTCAGCTTCGAGAGTGATGATGTGCGCGACCGCGGCGTCGTAACGAACACCGACGGCATCGAGCGCCTTCTCGGCAGCCTCGGGAGTGCCGTCGATTTCCAGCGTGAAGGCATCGGCCTTGAAAGTCTTGGTCGCGACCGCGTCGCGCTTGATTTTGAGTTTGCTCGTCATGTTCAGTACTCCTTTGTCGGCGCCGCCGGGGTTGTTTTGCGAATCATCTGCCAAATTTTCGAGACTTTCAAGTGAATCACCACGCTCTGACATAGAGTAGCACACGGCCGCGCGCTGTTTCTCGTCCGGGTACTCGCTCAGTTTCTTCGGATCGGCCATGCACTTGCTGACGAACTTCTGCTCATCCTCGTCCGTCATCATCGCGTCTTCCGCATCCAGGCGAACGCCTACCTCGCGCCCGGCGCGGCCACGCGGCACCAGCGCGACGTGGTTGTACACGATATTTTTCTGAACGTGGTCGTAGGCTTCGCCATTGAACACGCCGTCTTGCTTCACGACCTCCGCTTGATATGCGGAGGATATTTCGCGCATCGGTTTTTTTTCGTCGAGGATCTTGACGATCGCTTCCTCGTCGGTGAATTGCAGTTTGGTATTGACCAGCCGGTCATCGTGCGTGACTTCGCCGACGACAGCACCGACCGATAATCTCCGGGTGTTCTTCTCGTTGAGCTTACCGGTTGAAGGATGGCCGAGAGTAATCGGGCGGTTTCTTAGTGTGGCAAGAGAATCTACATTAAAAACTTCATCGGGGTGGCGCAGCTCGCGGGTTACTGTTCCGTCTGGATGACGATATACGAATACACCGGTACGGGTAACACAGGCATCAGCTTCGATATATCCATTCTGATCGCGCCGTGTGGCATCGATGCGGAAGGTGTCGAATCGTAGCGATCTTTTCACGTCGTCATCGTTCCTCGTTTTTTACTCCCGGGAGCGATCACTCCCGGGGTTCTCGCCTGCCGCATACTGCCGCTGGGGGTTTGTGTGGAGCGAATGAAAGCACGGAATGTATTTCCGCACAAGAGGGTATGCCATGATGGCGACTCCTCCTGTGGTGGTGAACTTGGGCGGCCAGATCATCGGCCGCCATTTTTACACCGTCAACGGAGAGATCGAGATCATGCCCGGCGACCGGATGTCATCGAATATCGGCTCGGCGTAGCAGTTGGCTACCAATGCCATGCCGGAGCTATAATAGAATCCCATTCCGGTCTGGAAATTCACCACATGTCCATCATAATCCCCATCACGTCTATCGATTACGCGGAGCGTCTTGTGCGTAATGGTTCCACTGTGAAAGACGCCTCGCTCGCCATTGGGTATGGTAAGGATTCCATCTCTCGCCACTTGCGAAGCCGTGGCGTCTTGATCAGGCATCGTGTCCCCGCCGGCCATAACCGAAAGAAGCTCAACGACAAGACGATCATACGTCGTTACATGAAAGGCGACAGCGAACAGAAGCTCGCGAAAGAATTCGGTGTTAATCGCGGAGTAATCCGCAAACGTCTTATTGCCTTTGGCATCACCCCAAGAGATCGTAGTGCTGCGATGTTTGTACGCATGGGCAGCATTTCTCTTGATGAACGCCGCAAACTGACAAGCCGCGCCAATACTACGGCCAGAAAAACCTGCACAGACAATGGCAAGCGGAGAACCTTTAGGAAATTCAATGGACGGCGCGCGCGCCTGATCGGTGAGGGTGAAGAGGAATTTGCGAAGTACCTCTCTGCTTCCGGCATCAAACACAGAAGACAGCATAGCGTCGGTCCGTATGACCTCGACTTCGCCATCGGCTCCGTCGCCGTGGAATTGGCTACATTCTCCCGCACGAATCTCTACAGGAAAGATATCTCTGAGCGCATTAAATACCTCGTCGCCGCTGGCTGGACGATTGTTTGGGTTACTTTCCCGTCTGCCGATGCGCTTGTTGCATGCTGCGATAACGTAATCTCCAACATCAACGCTATTCGCCGCGATAAGACCGCGCTCGGTGGCGAGTGGATGGTTCGGTGTAACCGCAAGCGTTTCGCCTTCCTCCAGATGCAAGACGGTAAGCGTTCCACGGTGCCTACGGCGCCACGCTACCAAGTATCCAGACGGAGAATAGATCGGAAGGTCTGAGCGTACACAACGACACCTGATCGGCATTCCCGGATTCAATTTCTCGCCATTCGTTCCCGAGACAGGCGGATTCTTCCACTCGAACACCTGACCATCCAGCGCATAGTGCGACGGCCTGGCGTTTGGATACTTCCCTGCCGGGTTTCCCCGGACACGTTGATCCCCGACAGTGCGCCATGTGTAGCGCTTGACGCCGAGCCCTCGCTGTCGCAGTTCGGTCAGTGATCCGTTGAACTTGAGCACCTGATCGATCGCGATCAGCTCGGCGCGCTGCTCGGTCACGTCGAATTGCTCCCTGAGCTTCGCCATTATTTCCTTGGGAGACAGGCGGCGCTTTGCTTCCCGGTAGAGCATTTGCTCAACGTCGAATAATCCCTTTTCTGGAATCGACCGGATCAGGGACACGTTCTCGATGACAAACTTGTTCACCTCATCGATGAGCCAGGGCTCGGACATCATCGGGTCAACCTTGAGCACGGTTTTGACCATGCGCCGGAACTGATCGCCGTTCGTGTTGCTGATCTGGATGGCGCTATCGGTCGAGAGGCGTTCCATCTTTCGCGTGTCGAACAGCGTCATCACCCGCACACGAAGATCAGCGAATACACGCTCGATGATGTCGTGCGGATCATCGAATCGCGGCGCCACCGGCACCGACAGGTAATCGATGATCTCGTTGACCTTGCTGTAAACGATTTCTCGATAATCCGTCATCAACGACAAGACGCGCGCGATGTGGGCGGCCTCTAGACTCCGCGTGTTAGGCTTGGCGGCACGGATGGGAACCTTGCCGCGTATCGACCCGGCCAGCGCCTTAGTGTTTCGCAGCGCCATTGCCGCCTTCTGCCTTTGGCTTTGCGTCCTTGTCCTCGCCGTTGCCGGCCGGCTTTGCTGCATTCGCTGTTGCCAGGTCGTGCTCCTCGCCGATCTCCCCTGATCTCGGTTCCGACTTCGCGAATTCCTTGAGGAACTTCTCGCGCGGCGCTGTCTCGATGTGCATGTCCGAGATATTCACACCATCACCCGAGAACCGCGACATGGCGACCTCTTCAGGCTGGACGACATTATTCTGGATATAGAGCGCATCCGTCTGCGCGACCTTGAGTGCAGTGTCGGCCATCTCCGCATCGGACATCTGCCACAGCGGCGCCCATGTGAACGTCATCTCGCCAGGCTCGAACCCCAGCGGCGCGAGAATGATATCGATCAGCCGTTGTACTGGCCGGCGCAGTTTGTTTTTCTGGAATGCCTCGATGTTGTCGTAATGCACGCGCAGATCGTTTTCACCTGCATCGCCGCCGAGTTTCCCGGATTGATTACTGAACAGGCGCGACCGCGGAATGCCGGTGGCCGCCGACACGTATTCGACGAACCGGTCAGCCATATCCGGGAGCCCGGTGATCGGCGTTCCCATCTTGTCGAATTCTTCATCCGGCCCGAACGTCGCGATCCCGTAGATGGACATGCCGGCCGCCAGCTCACCGAGCCTGGTCATGAGCGCATTCATGCCGTCCGCGTCTTGCAGCAGGTTCTGCAGGTTATCGACCTTCAGCTTTTTGACGACAAAGTCCTGCATCACCCCGGCCATTGCCTGCGTTGCAATGCCGAACTGCCGGGTCGCTTCGAGGATGTTTTCAATCACCGACGCGCCAAAGGTGAAGTTTCTCAACCGCTCGTAAGGCGGCAGGTACATACCATCCAGCCGGATGATGCGCGACTCATGTACAAGCGCGACATCGCTGCCAACCGTGATGGGCCGCGTGATCTGGTAAATCTCCGGGTCGCCATACTTCGGCGACATCCTGTCGGTGTAGAATATCTGCGGGTAGGACAGGAACCGATCGACGTTCGACAGGTAGAACACCTCGCGCACCTGGCCGAGTGGCTCGGTCACATCGCGGCCATCCCATGCACCGACGACCATCATGCCGGCGCCATACAGGCGCGACAGGACAATCAGCTCCTCAACCTTTTCCTGCACGCACATCCGATCGAGTTCCTTCTCTGCTTCCTGGACGCGCTTCGGATTGTCGTGCTGCAGCGTGATCCACTTGCGGGTTGCATCCTGTGCCGGAATGTCCACGGCCTTGCGCGTTACCCAATCGTAGCGATACAGCGAGTCCATGAATTCGCGGGTAACGGTCACGTCGCGGAAGAATGTCGTTCGCGCTACCGGATCGCGACTGCCTCCGAACTGATTGCGCTCATTCACCCATCGGTCGGCACGCTGTGATAGCTGGCCGCCCGTCTTTTTCGTGATCGTCGTTTTGCTCATTGCATGCGCACCTTGTTCTGAGCCATGAGTTCAGCCGTGCTCGGCCCCTTCTCGGTTAGTGCAAGATACCCGCCTGACCCGGTATCGACAATATCATCCGGAACGCCATCGGTGGGGAATGCCTCATGCTCCGCGAGAAACACATCATTCCACACCGCGCGCAGCAGGTATACATGTCCGTGTTGAGCATAGGCCGCATACGGTGTGGCGCGCACCAGCTTTGACCCGGTTTCACGATCGTGGTGCACGGTGTAGCCCATCAACAACTTAACGTAGTGCTCGACCTGCGCCTTGCCGGCTTGTCCTGGGTCTTGCGGCACGACTATCGTCACCTTGCGCCCGTCTGTCTTCGCGGTGGCCGCGACCAGTTCCTCCACATCTCCGGATTTCTTCTGACAGCGGATCATGTCCACGATCACGATGTCCTTGTTCCGCATCATCACCAGCTTTAGCCCGACCGTCCAGTCAGGGCCGCGTATCAGTTTCGCGCTCATCCGGCCAGGTGTTGTTGCCTTGGCCGCCTCGGTGCCGGCGAAGTCCCAGCGCCGCACACGTCGCGTGATGTCCTTCTCGTTGAAGTCTTCCAGCTCCATGATTTTGAAGTCGGACCTCTTGAACACGAGCCCGGCCGTTGCTCTGACCTTCCAGTTGCCTTTGAGCAGCCGCTCGCGGGAGATGCGATCCAGCGCTTCGAGCTTCGAGACATAGTCCTCGCGCCCGTTCATCTTCGGGTTGTCATCCAGCGTTGCATGGATGAACGTCACGGACAGAGGACGCGGTGTACGGCCCGCGTTGATCATGAATTCCTCGGCATCCTCCTTCCGATCGAACCAGTGGATGTCGTCGTCGATCTTCGCCATCCAGCGGATTTTCCCCGACCGCTCCTGTATGGCGTGACCATAATTCGGATTCGGTGTTCCGTCTGACAGCTTCGGTTCCTGATCAATCCACCACGCGAGAAAGTCAGCGACCCATGAATCCTGGTCAGGGTTACAGGTTGCCCGCATGTATGGCTTGACGCCGCAATTCGAGCGATTGCGACTGAGCATGTAGAAGAACTGGTATTTCGTGAAGTGGGTCAGCTCATCGAACCCGATCATCGGGATCTGTCCGCCCTGCTTGGAATCGACGGTGTCTTCTTGTGCGAGATGCGCGAACGAGATGCGCGAATTTGCTTTGAACCGATAGTCGAGCTTGCCCATCGACTCGCGCGGCCGGCCACCGACGGCCGGGTAAATCTTCATGGACTCATCCCAGAGTCCGCCCTCTTGTGTCAGGTCTGTGGCATTACGCCGGAATATGACCGCACCGAATCCTGGTACATCGACGAAGCGCAATGGGTCAAGAAGCAAGCCAAAACTTTTCCCTCCACCTGCTTGCCCACCGTATATCGCAATATCAGCGTGGCTCGCAAGGAATTGTTCCTGTGGCCCTGGGTTTGGTCTGAGTTCGATTACATCACCCATGACTCATGAACCGATGTCGGTCCAGTCTGGCAGATCGACCGTCTGCCCGGCCAGTGTATGCGTGCAGTCACCGAGAAATTGTATTCGTCCATCGGTGACGAACGAATGGCACACCACGTCCGCACCTGGATAACGCTTGCCGTCTGGCGGCGGTTCGCCGCGTGCGGCCATCGCTTTCCCCTCGGGCGACATCTCGTAAAACCTTACCAGTATCGATGGCTCGAACGTCGGACGTTCATTGTTTCCGTTCCATTTCCCATCGCCAAAATCGACGCCATGACATACTTTGCAGCCTGGACAAAAGAACAGCAGATGATTGTCTGTAGCAAGCCGCAGTTTTTTTGATAGCGCGCTCAATGTAGATGCTGCTCTGACCCGATCACTTCAGCGGCTTTCATGTACGCGGCCGGTGACGGTTGAACCAGCTTCGGCAGGTTCTGATTGTCGAGCACCACGCTGACCACTTCGCACACCCAGAGGATTTCTGTCCGGAAGGCTATGGCTTCCATCGTGCGCGGGTGCCTGGTGCGTTTGGAGTGCACGGCAGCGGTATTCGCCGCTATCAGCAGGGTCGCCAATGCATCCGGCTCCAATCCCCGGCACGCTTCCAGCCCGGCGATCGATCCACAGCGCAGCATATCGTTATCGCGATAGCTTTCGTTCGCGGTCTTGATCGCATCCTCGATGATCCGGTTCGTGAACTGTGAAAGCCTCATGACATTCCACCGCCAGATTTTCCACCGTAGATGGTATGCGTGAACTCTTCGAGCAGCACCAGAACCGCATCCTGCACGTCGCGCAACGCGGCTTCTTGGTCTGCGTCTCTTGCCTGGACGCGCTGATAGGCGTCTCGCAGCTTCTCTATCCTGATTGTCCTGTCGCGAACGACTCGACGATCAGGTGATGGCGGCGGTGCCGGCTTTCGCGATATGTCAGGCGGTGGCGGATTCGATCCTTTCATGCTCATGGTTTTTTCCTCAGTCGCATCCAGCCATTTTTTTTCGCCCACGCGAGCACCTCACTGAGATAGGGGACGTTCCTCTCTTGTCCCGAACGGTAAAAAGAATAGCTGTCAGTTTGAGATATTCGCACCCTGCGTACTTCTCCGCCCTTGTGCAGTTTGACGATGTTCATGGTTTGGCCTTCGTCTTTTCGTCTGGCTTTGGTTCTTCCTTGGCCGGCCCGCGCCCATTGCTCGGCAGATAAATATGCACCTGCGCTTGGAACTCAGGGTTTTCCAAGTCGATACCCATGGGCTGTTTGGGGTGGTACTTGTCCCGGTAGCGGAGCTGTAAATACCTGATCGGACTTTCCTTTCTGGCCTTTACCACGATGTCCGCTTCGCTATTGGCTTCGCAGTACTCTATCGCCTCCAAGAGCTGTAGAAATGCCTTTTCGTTTCCTTCTGGAGGTTTGCCTGTTTTTTCAGCAGCTTGCCGTGCGTCTTCGCCCCTCTTGAGATAGAGATAAAATGTAGGAATGGCAATCATGGAACCACGGCAGGCGACCTCCCGATAATTACCCTCCAATAGCAGCTTGAAGAGCATCCTGATCTTTCTTTCGGTCAGTGCGAAATCAACACCACGTTTCGGTTGTATCAACTGTCGCATGATGGCGATTGCAGTTTTTTTGGCGTTGAAGGTTTCGCCGTCTTGTGGCTTTTTGTTTGCCGTTTTCTTGGTTCTCATCGGATGATCCAGTTTAATAAATTGGATTCAGTTTACTCCCGCTTTTTGTATCAGTCACTTGGCGTATATTTTACGTCATGCGTCCTCGGGCTCCTCTTTCTTCGCGGCATTTTCTACAAGGTCTTGCTGCCTGGGCGGATCGATCTTGATCTTGACCTGCTCCATGATCCTTCCAGCCAGCTCCGCGAGTTGTGCCTTCTGCGGATAAATCTGCGCCTGAAAGGTCATCTCCACGCGCTTGCCATCGATGGGCTTCGCCTTGAATTTCTTCAGCGTCACATCCTCGAAGGTCATGGTCTTGTCGCCGATGCTGACGTGCAGGACATGTGCATCGAACCGAGCCGACAGCGCGAAGTGATCGACCCCGTTCGGCCTGACCTCCTCGGTCGATTGATCCCAGCAGAAGAATTCCCACGCTGCCTTGGTGTCCGTGAGTTCGGTCAGAATGTTTCCGGGCATCACGATTTGCAGCTTCAGGTCGGTGGCAAGTACCAATTCCTCGCCGTGATTTTCCTTGCGCGGGTTCGCGTCCTTGAGAATGGCGTTCGTCTTTTTCATCTTAAAATGGGTCATTGTCTTTTCCTTGTGTGGTTGCGTCGAATAATGGTGACTGTCCGACGGGCTCGGCGCATTGCCCGTGGGTAAATTCGTTTGCGAAATCACGCTCTTTCACTTCCCACCGCTTCGTCTTTTTGTTCTGCTTCCAGCCCCAGAACAGGAGCCGGTTGCCGGCGGCGACGTACCACTTCGCGCGCTGCCTGAGCACCGGGTCATCAATCACCTTGCGAATGCGGGTGGACAAACTGCTCGCGGCGCAGGCTTGAATCCCGAGCGTTCCAACTTGTCCAGGTATCACGGCCAGCACGTCGATGAAGTTGAACAAATCTACACGGTTCCCGACCCGTTGCCCGTTCTTGCCGATTGGACCACCGAAACGATTCCAGCGCTCGACCACGGCAACCATGTAGGCGCCATCGGCGCGCAGCCGGTTGAGCGTGCGCACGGTCGGCGAGGTCTTTTTCGGTTTCTTTTTTGGTTCTTCTTCCATCGCTGCCTATCCTTTTTTCTTGACCCATCTGCGATGCGTGAACATGGAAAGCGTGACGCCCATCGAACCGCCGGCGCCCATCAGGATAAAATCGAGTGTCTGACCTGTTGCGACCGCTTGGATCATGGCGAATTGCGCGGCGGCGATGACGAATGAAGTCATGGCGGCAAGCCAGTAATGACCATGGATGACGTTTTGTTGCTGGAACGCCAGCAAGTAGACGGTCAGAAATGTTGCAATGAATATGGTCATGTCACGTGTTTCCAAGTTTCAAAAGTGAGAACCTTTTCGATCGTTCGTGGATGAACTTCGAACTTACCCGCTATTGCCTCGATGCCTAGAGACTCATTGAGTCGCTTGATTTCGGCCTTCTTGAATGCATGCAGTTCCCGGATTTGCCGAACGTCTTGCTCAGTCAATTTCGACTGAGGAAGACGATCACCCCTGACGCAAAACTCGAAGCGCCGTTGCAGGTACTCGAAACGAGTCATGCCACGTCTTCTTGATTTTCGTCATCGAACAGGAGTCCATGTTGTTCATGCTCCTTGCGACCTTCGTATGCTGCTTGCACGTTCTTCACGGCCTGACGGTAATAGCTATCCTTTAGCTCGATACCGATTCCTTTGCGCCCGTTGACCAGTGCGCCATAGACCTCAGAACCTACGCCCATGAATGGCGTGATGATTGTCTCGCCGGGATTCGACCAGAGCGTGATGATTCGCTCGATCACATCTAGTTGCAGAGGGTGGACGTGCTTTTCATCCTCTGAGTCTCTGGCCTCGCGGTATGGCAGGACGCGGCCGAGGCGAATGTCATCCCAGAATGCCGAGGCATACTGCCGCCAGATCCAATGCGAATAACGGTTCTCGGTCTGCTTGCCGGTCCAGCCCCGATACTGGATCAGTTCATTCGGCATTTTTCGCTCGCCGGCATATTCCAGAAGTCCGACAGGGTGCGCGATCGGCACCGGATTATCACCACGCTTGCGAAACACCAGAAGGTAATCGGCGCTCGCCACGCTGCAACGCGATGAATCATCGACGATGGTCTTGTGCGCCAGGTTCTTCGCCATCGTCCGGTTACGAACAGCCAGCGGTTCCTTCCATACCGAATAACGGGCCATGTAGTTCCAGCCGTTTTTCTCATGCAGACGGATAATGTCGCCCGGAAAGTCGATCAGATGATCCATACCACTATTGCCGCTTGGCACATCCATGCAATGCACAGCCGTCATGCGTCCCGGCATGGTGATGCGGTGAAGTTCTTTCACGAAGAATTCATAGTGCTCGAAGAATTCCTGATAGTCCTTGCAGTTCGACAAATCCTTTTCGCTGGAGCTGTAGTTATACAGTCCTCCGAACGGTGGTGAGTAGATCGACAGATGAATACTGCCTTCCGGGAGCGATTGCATGACCTCGGCGGAATCGCCGTTGTAGATGGCATAGCGATCTGTGATCACCTGATTTTTTACAGCCATGATGGTAGCTCCTCGGTTTTGGTGAACTTCTGGCTTTTCTCGATTGCGATTGAGTTATTCATTTCCGCCACCAAATGCGAAAACATCTTATCGGCCTGGCGTGCCTTGCGTTTCATGTTCTCCATGACGCTGCGCTCGCCTTCGGTCATCACGATATCCACGTCTACCGTATTTTTCTGACCGAACCGCCAGCAACGCCGCACGCCTTGGTAATACTGTTCATAGCTGTGTGATGGGAAGGCGGCGACATGGGCACAGTGTTGGAAGTTAAGCCCCCATGCTCCGATCTTCTGCTTAGTGACAAGTTTCTTCGCCTGTCCCGTGGTGAAGGCGATGAATTTTTCTTCCTTTTCTTCATCGGAATCTTTGCCACTGACCTGTATGGAATCCTTGATCAACTCCTCCAACAAATCGCCTTCATCGTTCAGGTGGCACCAGACCAGAGAAGCCTGATCATGGTCAACGAGTTCAGCCAGTTTCTCGCAGCGCTCCTGAATTGTGCGACGGCGTTCCTCGCGTTGTTCTTTGAGCCCGACCGCGGGAAGCGCGAACAGCATGCCTTGCGCAAGCGTTTTTGCTTCGACCACATGCTCGCGTTCGTTCAGTGGCGGGAGAATGAAGCGGTTGTCATCGAAACCCAAATCAGACGGACGCCGGCAGGCTCTCGCCCAGGACGTGACCCATCGCCAGAATGGAACCTCGGCATGGCCTTTGAATCTCCACTTGGTCGCTTCTCCATAAAGTCGTCCGGTCGCGGAATTGTTCTGATCGTTTTTGAAAAACCGATTCAGCATGTCCATGTGACCGAGTTCTCCGAGTGCTTCGCTGCTGGTACCGAGTTCGATGTAATCATTCGGCGCGGCCGTGGCGGTTGCCAGCAATCGGTAAGGCAGCTTTCTGGCGAAAGCTGTTACTTCGGCTTTGGTCTTGCCGTCAAACGATTTTAGGATACTGGATTCATCACAGACGATGCCGACAAAATCGCTCGGGTCGAACAGGTGAAGGCGTTCGTAATTGGCAATGACGATGCCATCATGCAATTCACCGCGATAGGATCGGTGCGCCTCGATGCCGAATTTCTCGGACTCGGTTACTGTCTGATGTGATACCGCCAGCGGTGTCAGGTTTAGTACCCGTCCATTTGTTTTGCGGACGACGTTTTCTGACCACGCCAATTCAATGAGCGTCTTTCCAAGGCCACAATCTGCGAATATTCCGCTCCGGCCTTTCTGTAGTGACCACTCGATCAGCGCCGCCTGGAAATCGAAAGCCGATGGCGGAATCCATAGCGGACTGAATCCGTACTCATTCGCGCTATGCGTCTTGGTGTCGAGGAATTCTGAATAATTCATTATTTGCGTTCTCCTGTTCCTTTCGGAACCCTATGCCTTTCGGCCTGTGCTGCGTCCTGCCGCGTCCGCTCCGCCTTGGCTATGCTTGGTCATGGGTTTAGCGCCTCGATGGTCAGGGCGAGCAATGTAAGCTCCGTCTGCTTGGCAATTCTCAGCAGAGAACGGTCGCCATGCAGCCCGTTCGAGCAGATCATTTCCACGGAACTACCCTTACCCTGCGTTTCTTTGATACCAAAAATTCTTCGTGCGTCATTGTGCCTTTCCTCAAATTACACGTTGGGCACGTAAGGTGTAGATTCTCTGCTGCATTTGTTCCGCCTCGTGATACTGGCAACTTATGGTCGATATGGTACCCAAGAGGAAGCAGTTCTCCACAGTAGGTACATTTTGCATCTTGACCACAAAGCATTTTACCAATTTCCCATTTGCCTGGCATTTTTCCTGCTGCTCTGCGGTTATGTGTTGATGCCTTGTTGTGCCAATATTTGTACTCCGCCCGATGCCGTTTGCTTTCCTCATCAGCTATTTTCTTTGGCTTCTGTCCGCGTTTTCTACGTCTTGTCTCATGCCATGCTCGATTGCATTCTCGACAATGAGAATGTACGACTTTGTACATAGTTCCATCGCTTCGTTTTCTGCTTCCTGTAATGAATTCAGATATTGGTTTTTTACATTTGCACCGCGAGCATTTTGCTATCCCATCTTTTACTCTCTTGCTCGTCTTATGCTCATCACGGCAATTGAGTGAACAATATTTTCTGATTTGACTCGGATAGGACAAGAATTCTTTGCCACAATTGGTGCATGTTCTTTCTTTCATGCCACGCTAAGCCAGTCAGCCGCGCGCTGCGCCATCCCCTGCCCTTCGCGCACATGGTGCACGGATGATTTCACGCCGGGTATGCCCAAGGCGGTGCAGAGCACGCAGTCTACCTTTGCGACCTTGGCCATGTAGCGTTTGCTGGCGGCGCTCATACTTTTCCCTCTCTCCGCATCCTACGAATCCCGATCTCGATCTTGTTCCGATTGAACACCATCACCGTGATGTCGGTTATGGTCTTCCGCTCGACGAATGCCTGTGCATCGGTGCGAATCAGAATCTCCCGCAGCTTCGGGATCAGTTCGCGCGCCACTATTAACCGTTGAGTGCTGGTTTTTTTTTGAGGATCGAAGCTCATCGCGTGTTGCCTTTTTCCTTCTGCTTGTCCTTGCGGAACATTGCCGAGTCCTTGCAGGTTGCCCAGTGAGGAGTCCCGTCGCTGTCCACCGGAATCATTTTGATCCGCCCGGTCTGCAAATCAATCCGGCCACTCGGCACGAAATAGATCGTCTTGCCGCAGCAGGGGCCGATGCATTTTGATTCAGGTGTCCCGGGCGGGATCGTGAGCCTGATCGGTGTGCGTTTGTCGTTCATTGCAGTAACTCCTTAACCGCCGTAATCGTTGCAGTATTCTTGCCTTCAATCAGGCCGGCCGTGCGCAGTTTTGAGAAGCTGTTACGCGTGCTGCCGTTCAACGTGTACCCAGCTCGGACACAGAGCGATTCCGCCTCCATGCCGTCTGGGCTGTTGATAAGCACCAACAGGATAGCCCTATCCATAGGCGTCAGCATCTTGTGACTGAGCCAGTAGTGCCTCAGTTCATTACCTTCGGGAAGCGGCTTATATAAACCAAGCGCATCAAGTCCTCCCTGCGTGATGCGCATAGTCTCGGTGTTGCCGCCGGCAATGAATCCGAGCGTTCGCAGTTTGCTGAATGAATTTCGCGTGCTGCCGTTCAGTGTGTAACCGGCCAGGAGAACGAGTTTGTTGGCTAGGCAGCCTTCTGAAAACTGAGCCAGCACGCTCAGGATTGAGCGATCCATTGGCGTGAGGCCGGCCCCATTGCCGGCCTCCGCTCTCCGCTGTATGGGGGCTGTCGCCTGACCCGTCGGCGGGCGGGTGTGGGCTTCCATGCCGCTAGCGCCGTTGGCCGTTTCCCCCTTCGTGGTATTCGTGGCGTCTGTGATGCGCTGCGCGAGCCGATCAAGACCGCGCTCGAACATCTGAAAATCCTTTTCCATCGAGTCATAAACTCGCTGCGTCTGTTTGTTGGCGGCGCGCGTCTCGGCGAGCTTGAGGCGAATTTCATCGAACGCGTGGCCCAGCCACTTTCGGTCGATCTCTTTCAGCACCGGTACTTCGATGCGTGTCACTTTGGTAGCTGGCGCCTTGGGCATCGCTTGCTTCGCCAGTGTCAGCTCGCGCTTGAGCCGCGTTACCTCGGCCTTGAAGTCGGCCAGCGTGTGCGCCTCCTGCTCTGCCTCTTTCGGCAGGTCGGCCAGTTTTGCGAGCACGGACTTGATCTTCTCGGATGGCGCCGGTGGCCGCGTGTCCTTGCCGGCCTGGTGCTGGCCGTGTGATGTCTTGAGGGCTCCGACCTTGACCTTGGTGATCTTGCGGGTGAGCGCCGGACCGAAGCAATAGAACTCGCCGGGGTCCAAGTTGCGCAGGAGCGTGGTCGCGTCCAGCGGCGTCAGCGATAGGTCACGAGCAGCGCGCTTAACGTCCAGGTCGAGCGTTGTCACGCCGATCAGTTTGTTCTGCAGGCCGGCGCAGGCGTCCTTGCTCAACTCGGCCAAGCGCGGCGTGGCGAGGATTGGGCAGAGTCCGCGCTTACGACCGCGACCGCGCAGATCCATGATGGCGCCGTGGCTCTCGGCCTTGTCGTTCTCCGGTGCGAATATCTGGGCCTCGTCAATGACCAGCAGGCACGGATTCCACAGGCTTTTCGGCGCCGCCAGCAGTTCCTCGACGAAAAGCCGGACGAAGTGCTTTTGCTCCTGCGGGCGCAGGTCGTAGATGTCGATGACGGCCGATACCCGCGTCTCGCGCAGCTTGCGCGCCAGGATGGCCGCGGTTTTCGCGTTGGCGATGGCGTCAGCGCCTTCCGGCGCGCACAGCAGGTAATCGAACTTCTCGCGCAACGTGGAGAACTCGCCTTCCGGATCGATGATGATTTGCTGAACGTGGCCATGCGTCTGCTCAAGGATACGCTTGAGCGCAACCGTCTTGCCGCCGCCCGAGTCAGCCTGCAATAGCATGCGTGTGAGCAATAGGCGCGGAACATCTATTTCTAGCAGTGAACCACTTTCGGTCTTTCCGATGCTTGGTTTCATCTTCGCCTTTGTTCCTGTCGGAACCCTTGCCATGTCGGCCATGTCCTGCGAGCCGTCAATTTGCCATTGATTATTTGTAATGTCAAATCACGTTTGATGTGGGGCTTCCGGTATTGGCATCCAGTGCGTGAACCCTTTAACAGTTCCGGTTACAACCCATGACCCATCGTCCCACCATGTATCTGTCATGCGTCCATATTCAGAATGCCAAAGATCAATGACCGTTCCGTCTTTTGGTGCTGTTTCAATCGGTTGCCATTCTCCGCTCATTTTTAATTCCTCACATTGTGGACACGAATCCGATGATCTCATTGACCACCGATTCGAGGTCGTCTTTCGTGTAGTTCTTGAGCACTACTTTCAACATCACGTCGGCGACCGCGTTGTAGAGCTTGTCGAACTTCTCTTGATCCATCGCTCCGAACGATATCGAGTGCGCCCTTGCGCGCGCCTCACCGCGGATATTGATCACGGTGTCATAGAATCCTGCGGCGATGATCATATCCTCTCTGAACCGATCGAAGTTCTTTTGCATCGGCAGTCCATTGTGATCAGCCTCTACCGGCTCCCATGCGTCGTACCCGACATGGAGCATGGCGAAGAATTTTTTGTGAAACTTGTAATTCCTGGGATGCTTCCATTCGACCGAGATCACCGCGCCGACCGCGATAGTCTTGAGCGCTTCCATACTTGACTCATCATCGGGGCGCATGATGCCGCCCGGAAGTTTCCGCAGGTAGGCTTTCATGTTCCCTCGTCCTGAATGGCTGCGCGCTCCTGATCCGCTTCGCTCTCGGCCAGGAAATCAATCGGCCGCGCACCTTCGTAGGCCACATACTGCATGCTGTCGCGGTGATACCAGAGCCCGATCGGTCCGTCCCATTCACCGTTGCGCTGCTTGTCCACTTGCAGCCAGCCGTCCGCCATCTGCAATATTTTTTCGTCCCGGGCATCCTCCGCCTTTTCCATCTCGCGCTTCTTTTTCATATTGCGCGACATGATGAACACGTTGTCGGCCACATCGGCGATCTCGGTCGGTCCCTTGATCGAATATCGGTCTGGCACCGCTCCGGGTTTTGGTTTTCCGAAGTGGGCAACCAGGTGGAGATG